GAGAAAATCCTGGCTCAATTGGGAAGGTATGAATCGCCAGCCGCAATCTTCAACAAGGCTCGCGCTCTCGAAACTCGCCTCTCATCTGGTGAACTCAAGTCGGTCACTCCATTCCCGGCTGAAGGTTCTGATGAACAAAAGGCCGCCTGGCGATCTGAGAACGGTATTCCGGATAAGCCGGATGGTTACGAAATCGCTTTACCGGAAGGCATGGTTATTGGTGAAGCGGATGCGCCGCTGATCGACAGTTTCAAGGAATTCGCTCACGAAAATAACCTTCCACCCGATGCGGTGAATGTCGCGGTCAACTGGTATTTCGCTTCCGAAGAAGCGCGAGCTGAGCAGCGTAATCAGCTCGACCTGGAAATCCAGCAGACCAATACCGATATTCTGCGTAGCGAATATGGTGAAAACTATCGTCCGGTGATGAACAGCATCAAGAACCTGCTTGCCACGGCTCCCAATGGAGTCGGTGAAGCATTGATGGGCGCTCGCCTGGCCGATGGTACCCCTCTCGCTTCTGACGTTGGTATCATCAAGGCACTTGCGGACTGGTCTCACCAGATCAATCCGGTCAGCACCTTGATGGGTGGTGGAACGTCCAACATGCAGAGCATCAGTGACGAAATCTCGAAACTGGAAAACATGATGGCGGATAGAACCAGTGAATACTGGAAAGGCGCGAATGCTGAAAAGAACCAGCAGCGTTATCGTGACTTGCTCGATGCGCGTTCCATCATGGAAAAGAAAGGACAAGCCGCTTAATACAACTGCGTTTGTACGACTCTTTCGGGTTTCGTTAGGATCGTTCGCGAACACCTAGCGAAGCCCCGAAACGGGTCAAGTCGGCTCCGAAAGGACACCCCGACAGAGACACGGGACGGATACCCTGAGTTTAGGTTTGAAAGTAAAAAACCGAACTTAAAAAAGGAGACATACCGTGTCTGATACTGCATTTCAAACCCAGTATCGCCAGGAATTTATTCAGGGCTTCGAGCAGCGCCAGTCGTTGCTTCGCGATACTGTAACGACAGAAGCACAAATCAAGGGCAATAAGGCCGTATTCCTTGTCGCTGACTCAGGTGGCGCTGAAGCGCAGAGTCGTGGCACCAATGGTCTTATCCAGGCTCGTTCCGACAACCTGACCCAGAACACCGCTACCCTTTCAGAGTGGCATGACTTGGTTCGCAAGACCAATTTCAACGTGTTCGCAAGCCAGGGTGACCAACGCGCTATCATGCAGGAAACCACCATGGGCGTGATCAATCGCAAGATTGATAGCCAGATCATCACCACCCTGAACACGGGTACGGTTACGATCGGCTCCAGCACAACCATCCCATCAGTGAGCTTGTTCCAGCATGGTCGTACCAAGCTCGGCAATGCCGAAGTTCCATGGGATTCGAACATTACTCTGCTCTGTACCGCAGCCTTCCTGTCTTACCTGGAACTGGCTCCGGAATTCTCAGGCGCAGACTATGTGAACATGCGTCCGATGGCAGGGGAAGATGCGAACTGGCGTGATAAGCCGATGGCTTACCGCTGGCGCAATGCCCTGATCGTCGAGCATCCGAATCTGCCTGGCGTTGGTACTTCCAGCGAAAAGAGCTTCCTGTACCATAAGTCTGCTATTGGTCATGCTGCCAATACCAAGGGCATGGACAACGTAGTTGGGTACAACGAAGAACAGGCTTATTCCTATGCTCGCTGTTCCATGGATATGGGGTCCGTTCTCATGCAGAACTCGGGCGTAGTTGTAATCACCGCTGACGGCAGCGCATACGCATAAGGAGAAATTATCATGGCTTATTACGGCTCTACTGCTGCTTCTTCAATTGCCAATCCTCCTGTGCCGCTGTTTGGTCCGCTGACGAAATCGCCTTCTTCACTGGGCAATACCAGTCGCGGTCTGACCCTTTGGGCATACAAATCCTCGAATACGGCTGCACAAGCTTCTGCTGCCAACTTCATGTCGGATGCGTACTACCTCGGGATGCGGCCAGGTGACATTGTGTTTGGTTCCTACTTCAGTTCCGCTGGTTCAACCACCGGTTTTACTTACCGGCTGACTTGTACCAATGTGACGACTTCTGGAGCCACGTTCTCGACAGCACATCTGTCTACGGGTTAAGGTTAAGCTCTCATCAACCGCTAATAGGCGGGGGAAACCCCGCCCGTTAGTAAAACTGGAGGGCTTATGTCCGAGCAAAACCAAAACCATCAAGAAGTAAAACCACGTACTACCTACGGTCAACCAGCGCAATCTTACCCAGATAAGACCGAAGCAAAGTCAAGCGCTACCGATTCGCCAGCAAAAGCAGTCGGAAAGACCGAAGAAAAGCGCGATGTATCGCTTACCAATAACCGGCTGAAACAGGCCGAATTCACCCGTACCGTTTACACGGCCACTATCGAACGCGGCCATATCAAGAGCGACCTGATCGATCCGAAGTTCTGGGCGCATGTTGCAATCAAGTTGCGCCGTGGCGATCGTGTCGAATGTACTTCTGAAGATGGTTCATTCTATGCCGAACTGATGGTACTGGCCTGTGATCGTACCTGGGCGAAAATGCACGTTCTCCAGTGGCATGATCTTTCAAGTTCTGCAATCCAACTCACCCCGGAAATCCTGGCTGAATACCTGGTGGACTTCAAAGGTCCGGATGGCTGGTGTGTTATTCGCAAATCCGACAACCAGACGCTCCAAAGCAAACTCTTTACCGAGGATGAAGCGAAGCGTTGGATCGAAGGCTTTGTTCGTAACATGAGGGCTGCATGACCACGCAGTTAAACATTTACAATGGTGCGCTCCTGCTGTGCGGGGAGCGCAAGTTGTCTGCTCTAACCGAGACTCGGTCATCACGCTATGATCTTGATCAAGTATGGAATGATGGCGGGGTAAACGCTTGTCTTGCCCAGGGTCAATGGGTATTCGCAACCCGAACACAGCAACTCGATTACGATACCAGTATTACTACTTCATTCGGTTATACCTATGCGTTCGCGATCCCCACGGATTCCGTCACGCTGATTTCGGTTTGTTCCGACCAGGATTTCAATGTACCGCTGACGGAATACGCCATCGAGACCGGCTATATCTATTCCTACTTGCAGACGATCTACATCAAATTCATTTCGAATGATGCAAGTTACGGAACTGATTACGCAAATTGGCCTGCGAACTTTACGGAATGGGTGAAAGCCTATTTTGCCAGTAAAGTCGTGTGGAAAATCACTTCCGACGAAAACAAGAAAGACATGGTTAAGAAGGAAGAATTACGATTGCGGAAACTGGCAAAATCTACCGATGCCAAACAAAAACCAACACGGTTCCCCGCGCAAGGAAGTTGGAATTCTTCACGACAGGGTTCCATGTCAGGCGATAGAGGGAACAAAAGCAGCCTGACAGGGTAAACCATGCCCAGACAGAACACAGTCCTTGCCCGCTTCAACAACGGACTTATCTCACCGAGAGCACTTGCCAGGACCGACATAGAACGTGTCGGCCTGTCTGCCGAGACCATGAACAACTGGGTAACTCGTTCCTTCGGGAACATGATGCTCAGACCAGGATTAGGATATATCGGCGCGACGGCTTCAAACGCAGCGGCTCGGTATATACCGTTTATTTTCTCCCAGTCCGATACGGCACTATTAGAATTTACGGATTCTGCAATGCGCGTCTGGATATCGGATGCGTTGATGACAAGAACTTCCGTGTCCACCGCAATCACGAATGGAACATTTGATACCGCTTTGACCGGCTGGACCAATGACGATGATGCTGGCGCAACATCAGCCTGGTATATCGGTGGTTATATGAGCCTGATTGGTGATGGCACCAATTATGCCCGTGAATATCAGAAAGTAACCGTTGCCACTGCTGATCGGAATGTTGAGCATGCTATCCGGGTTGTTGTTGAACGTGGCCCTATATTTATAAATGTGGGATCAGGAAAAGATACTGATAACTTTGTTAGCCAGACAGAACTTGTAAAAGGTGAGCACTCTTTATCATTTACACCAGACAATGATTTTTATATTACGGTAAAAAGCCGAGATAAATATAATAAATTATTGAACTCTATTGCGATCGAATCATCTGGTGCAGTATCGATTACCTCGCCCTATGCTGCTGCTGATCTTGATAATATACGTTATCGACAATCAGCCGATGTTGTTTATCTAGCTTGCGATGGGTATCAACCCTATAAAATAGAACGTAGAACCAGCACTTCCTGGTCGCTTGTCCGCTATTACCCGGAGAAAGGACCATTCAGAGCGATTAACATATCGGATACCACGATAACGCCTTCCGGTACATCAGGGAATATATCACTAACAGCAAGTTCCCCGATATTTGAAACGACGCATAAAGAATCGTTATGGCGACTTGTTTCACCAGGACAAACTGAAACGGCCAGTATTGCGGCAGCGAACACCTTTACATCAGCGATTGAAGTCAATGGAACCGGTAATACTCGAATATTTACTGTCGATATCTCAGGCACTTTTTCAGCAACGGTAACATTGCAACGATCACTTGATTCGTCTACTGGTCCATGGACGGATGTACATACCTGGACTGCAACGACTACTGCTGAATCCTATGATGATGGACTTGATAATTTTCAGGCGTGGTATCGGATTGGGGTCAAAACTGGTGATTACACATCCGGAACAGCAACAACCACACTTACCTATTCATCTGGTGCGGTCGAAGGAATTGTCCGTTTGATCACAGATGAATATGGATGGGCAGTTCAATCCGCCTCCGAAACTAATCAATGGCGTGATGTTGCATGGGCACCTTCATTAAATCTTTTTGCTGCTGTTAGTTCCGATGGGACAAATAGAGTCATGACATCACCGGATGGAGTGACTTGGACAGCACGATCCGCAGCGGCAGCTAATCCATGGATATCAATCTGTTGGTCTCCTGCAAATACTTTATTTTGTGCAATATCAAGCAGCGGAACAAATCGGGTTATGACATCGCCTGATGGAACAACATGGACTAGTCGTACTGAATCAGAATCCAATAGTTGGACAGATATATGCTGGTCGCCAGCAAATGGATTATTCTGCGCTGTTGCGTTAAATGGTACACATCGGGTTATGACATCGCCTGATGGGATTACATGGACAAATCGTACAGCCGCAGAAGCAAATCAATGGCAAGCAATAACATGGTCTGAAGATTTAGGATTATTTGTAGCAGTTGCTGTAAGTGGGACAAACCGGGTGATGACTTCACCTGACGGTATAACCTGGACTGCACGTGCAGCAGCCGCGGCAAATCAGTGGTATGACGTATGCTGGTCTAGTGAATTATCTTTATTTGTAGCTGTTGCAATTAGCGCAACATCAGATCATGTCATGTATTCCTCTGATGGAACTACCTGGACAGCAGCACAAGCGCCATCTAATTATAGTTGGTCATGCGTTGAATGGTCTCCGGAATTGGGGATATTTACTTCTCTTGCTATCACTTCTACTGGAACATCGATGACAAGTCCTGATGGTATTAATTGGACAGCGCATTATTTACCAGCTCAAGGACAATGGAGAAATATAGCGTGGGCACCTGAATTATCATTATATTGTGCAGTTTCTTATTCTGGCACTTACCGAGTCATGATATCGACTACGGATGGTAAAAATGTATTAGCGGAAGTCATTGACTTCTGTCGGGCTTATAGAAGGGCGGGTCGCCTTTGCTGGACGAAATAAATTCAATGCTTCTGTTTCCGATGATTACCAGAATTTCGATGATACTACGGTAGGTGATTCCGGACCTTTACAAAGAACGATCGGTTCTGGTCCGGTTGATACGATCAACTGGATACTCGAAATCCAACGAGCCATTTTGGGCGGACAAGCAGAGGAATACATTTGTAAATCTTCTACCCAGGATGAAATCCTGACGCCTACAACCTTGACGATCCGGCCGACTTCTACAAAAGGATCAAACAATGTCCAGGCTGTGAAAGTCGATCATACCGGTGTATTTGCCCAAAAGAACGGAACAAGATTAATCCGTATCGCTATAGGACAAAGCGGTGAGTATGAATCGGTTGATATCTCCGGAATCACGCCAGAGACCTTCGCAGCAGGTATCAAGCGGATTGCTGTTCAATACCTTCCGGATGTTCGGGTAATTACTGTATTGAATGACGGGACGGTTGTTGTAGGACAGCATGACGCAATTGAAAACGTATTCGGTTTTTATACCTGGTCCAGTACCGGGGCAAGTGGTCTCATCGAGGATGTAGTGGTCCTCCCCGGAAGCGACGCAACCGACGAGGATTCCGTTTATTTCGTGGTTAATCGGACTGTAAATAGCGCGACGGTACGATATCTTGAGAAGATGGCCCTCGAATCAGAATGCGTTGGCGGAACCCAGAACAAGCAGCTCGATTCTTTCATCACCTATAGCGGAGCATCGACCGCTACTTTGACCGGACTTTCACACCTTGAAGGTGAGACAGTTTATGTATGGGGTGATGGCATTTACCAGGGGACCGCAACGGTTGCCAGCGGATCGATAACGATCGGCACCGCGGTTTCGAGCGCCGTTATCGGCCTGACCTATACCGCGCAATGGAAATCTACCAAGCTGGCCTATGCTTCTGGCCTGGGTACGGCATTACTTCAGAAAAAGAACATCAGCCATCTCGGTATCATTGCCAAGGACATCCACCCGACTGGGTTGCAGTATGGACCTGATTTCTCGAATCTTTACCCAATGCCTGCTGTTGAAGAAGGCGCGACGATCAATACCGATACCATGCGCTCTACTTATGATGAACCTGCCTTCGAGTTTGAAGGTACATGGAATACGGACTCGCGATTGTGTTTGCAAGCACAAGGACCGAAACCGGCTAATATACTCGCAGCCATCATTTCGATTGAGACCCATGACAAATATTGAAATCGTTCCGGCAACAAGGGAAATACTACAGGAATTTTACGGTAAGGAATTTCCGACGATGCGAGCCTATGCAGCACTAATCGATAACAAGCCCCATGCCGTATGGGGTATCCGAATTGCTACGCATCATGGGGTCGCCTTCTCCGATATGGATGAACTCGTTCGTGCTGACAAACGGGCAATTGTCCGTGGATATCGTAAATTCAAAGACATGGCCAAGAACTATAAATTACCGATCTATGCTACTCCAGATTCCATTTATCCGGAAGCAACCAGGTTTCTTGAACATATCGGATTCGAGAAAGTCGGGGAGAATTATAAATGGCGCAACTAGCCGTACCATTAATGGTAACGTCTTCCGTTCTTGGTTTTGCAGGAAATATGAGTGCTGCAAGTCAAGCCAGGCAGGTTGGCGCGATCAAGGAACAGCAATATCAGCGACAAGGACGGTTGGCATTTGCCGGGGCACAGCGGAAAGCCGCGGTGGATCAGCATACACAAGACTTGATCGCTTCCCGCGCCCAGGCGTTGATGGCGGCTGGTGGTGGAACTGCGGACGCAGGAAATATCAATCTCATGGCAGATATCACGGGTGAAGGAGCTTATCGAAAAGCACTTGATCTATATCAAGGAAAAGAAAAGCTCAAGGATTACTACAAGCAAGGTGAAATGGCTAAAATGGGCGCGAATATGGAAGCAAGCCAATATCAGATGAAAGCATTTTCATCGGTTCTATCGGGCGCGACCTCAATAGCTGCCTCTATTAAGTCAACATAGGAATCAAAATGCCAAAGATACCTACCGCAGAAGCATTTGGACAACAACCGGTTCCTGGTGATACCGGGTTTATTGCTGCCCCTTCCATGCCGCAAACAAGTGGTACGGATGCGCTCGCCTCTGCTTTGAGCGTAGCGGGGGAACGATTTCAGCGTATCCAGGATCAGAATGACAAGATCGCTGCTGAACATGCCTATAACAAACTCATCGAAAAGCAGCAGGATTTGACGGTTGGTCAGGATGGATTTGTTCATAAGCAAGGGGCTGACGCATTAAACCAGCCACTTATGAAGGACTATACTGGCCTGTTACAGAAATCCAAGGATGAAATTTCCTCGACACTTCAGAACGACCAGCAACGTCAAATGTTCAATGAACGTGCCGACATCGCTGGATTACAGTTCCGTCAGGATATTCTGAATCACGTGGTCAAGGAACAGGATGCGTTTGCTACCCAGACCTTCAAGAATACAATCCAGCTCGAAAAGGACAATGCAGCCAATCGTTACCGTGATCCGAATGCCATCAAGATGTCGATGATGCGTATCGAAAATGCAGTTAATTCTGAAGCGCATAGAAATGGATGGTCAGATGAAACTAGGACATCTGTTCTAACCCAGAATACTTCAACTGCTTATCGTGGAGTTATAGAAAGAATGCTTTCCAATGGAATGGATCAGAATGCACGTGATTATTATAATCAATTAAAAAATAGCATACCCATTGCTAATGGTGGGGAAATTGGTCAATTTGGCAAAGGTAATATCGATCTTTATGCAAGACCAAAAGTACAAAATCAAGATGGAAGCATTTCAACTGTGCGTTCAATGTCATTCCATGATGATACTACAGGAAAAGAAGTTCTTGTACCTACTGTCAGTGTAGATGGAAGAATTATGTCTGATAAAGAAGCGATTGATAATTATTATAAAACTGGACAATATCTTGGTAAGTTTAATTCTGTATCAGAAGCTGATAAATATGCTGAAAAACTTCATGAACAGCAAGCAAATTTATATATCAAAGGAAAAACAAAATCCCCTTTCACAGCAAAAGATACGATCGCGATCGAACAGGCTCTCCATGTCGGTACAGTAAAAGGCGATAGCCAGCGCAAAGCAGATGAATTGGTTTCCAAGCATCAGGATGATCTTAAATCTGCACTCGATGAAGCTCGTACCATCAAAGACCCGGAATTGCGGGATGCCGTTGTGTCCCGCGTGAAAGGTCATATCGCAGACAATGAGAATGCAATCAAACTCAACCACGATGAAGCCTTTACCCATGCCTACCAGGTCGTGGAACAGACCGGATCGACTGCGAATCTCGAACCGAAATACCAGGTACTGTTGTCCCGCACCGACATGAATTATCTCGATTTACGAGCGAATGAACTTAAAAACAATACGATTCCGCAGCAGAATCCAAAGGTATGGGAAGATTTCAATTATACCAGCCGGGATTACAAGGCCCTGGCCGGGATGTCGGATTCAGAGTTCTACGGGAAATACTGGGTCAACTTCGACGATGCTCATCGGAAACGCGCTGTTTCCCTGAGAGAAGCTGCGATCGCCGCGGAAGCCAACGACCCGAATGCACAGACGAAACTTGAAGATCACGTCACCTTCGAGACCAGGATGTTCGACACGCTTCATCGCCTCAATATCATTCCGTATGGCAAGACTGAAACGGATGTGAAAGACCTTTCTGATGAGGATCGCACGATGATTGGTAATTTCCGGCAGGAAGCCGATGCCCAGATTCGTGAATAC